AAAAAAAAAAAAAAAAATAAAAAAAAAAAAAAAAAAAAGAAAAAAACAAAAAAAACAAAAAAAACAAAAAAAACGAAAAAAACAAAAAATACGAAAAATACGAAAAATACGAAAAAAAATACCAAACCATGAAAAAATCCAAAAAAATTGATAAAAATTATAATATAACAAAAATTGATATAATAGCATACAAAGGTTATAATACAGAAATTCAATCATGTCAATCATTGAACGTTCTTTCATTTCAATTCATAACAATGAAACATTCAAACCAGTAATCAAATATCCAAATTATGAAACATCATCTTTTGGAGTATTGAATATAAAAATGAAAAAAACTAAAAAAACATCCATTCCTACTTGTTTCGTTTTTACAATTGATAGAACTGGTTCTATGGGAGATTTTTGTGGAAATTCCAGAACAACACGTATGGACTATATTAAACAAACATTCCAAAGTATGATGAACTACTTTTCACACCAAGAAACTCCTATTATTGTACGTGCTCACGTGTTTAATGATATTGTAGATGTATTAGTAGATAATATCACAATCACACCTGATAATGTAGATTCTATTATAGAAAAAATCAAAAATTTACAACCAGATGGTATTACCAATATTGGAAATGCTATCACGAAAGCAAATGAAGCAATCGCCAAATATACAACAGATAATCCAGGTCATCAAATTTGTCATATATTTATGACTGATGGTGAACCAACTAGCGGTGAACGTAGAGTTGACCCATTAGCTGAAATGGTAGATGAAAATTTTACAAATATATTTATAGGTGCGGGTTTTGGACACAATGCTCATATATTACGTAAAATGAGCGAAAAGAAAAACGGAGAATATTTGTTTATTGATAATATGGAAAATGCTACTTTGGTTTATTCAGAACCAGTACACAGATTTCTCAATCCGGGATTGAAAGATATTCGCATAGAAGTGACAAATGGTACAATTTATGATTGGAAAGCGAATAAATGGGTGAATGTGTTAGAAGAACCAGATTTAGTCAGTGAAGTAGATAAATTTTATCATTTAGTTACAGACAACCCATCCAAATTAGAAATAAGTATTTATGGTATTGAAATAGGAGTTGATATTGAGTCGACAAAAGAAGTAGCTACCGTTTTATCGAATAAATTACTAGATATAGTAGATGTCGTGCCAGATTTGATTGATTTTGATACAAGCAAAATAATCGAACCAAATGATTTATCAAAATATATGTTGAAACAATTGACCCAAGAATTATTATTCAAAGCAAAATCGAATGAATATGATAACAATAAAATTTATTATTTCAAAAAATTATTGAAACGTGTATTCAAAATAATGCGTAATTATATGCGTAACAAAGAATTATTAGACGACCCATTTATGATGCAACTATGTAACGATATTAGTATTATTTATTTGACAATGGGAAAATCGAATGGTATGATGTTTGCCATGTCGAGGAGTTGTTCTCAAGGTAGACAATATTCTTATAATACTAATACTATCAATATGAATGAAAGGAATGATATCATGGATTTCAATACACCTATATTGAATAATCCGCCTTTATTGAAACGTTCTTATTATATACCAAATATACCAGAGTCTGATAATGAAGACGATGATGAAAATAATTTGTTTGATTCGAATCAGGCATTTTTCGGTTTACGAAATGGAATGCGTAGAATGAATAATTTCAATAGTTCTCTTGATAGACCTCATAATATTGATGAAATAATGCGAGTTATACCATTTGATGATTTTGATAATTTGAATAATTTACCACCACCACCACCAATTGTTAGTACGCCTGAAAACAACAGGAGTATTCCTTTCCCGAATATATCAGATATTAGAGACTTATGTTCTAATTTGAATATTTTGAAAATAATTTGCCAAGGAGACACCAGTATTTTAGAAGAAGTAGAAGAAACAGATGAAACAGAAAATACAGAAGACGATTTAGAATCATTCGTTCCAATAGAAGAGACTATCAGTTGTTACACTACACCAAGCGCTTTGAGCACATTTAGAAGCATGAGCCAATGTTAGATAGATGTTTTTATGAATTTATGTAATCTATAAACTTTTTTTATTGATTCTGTGAAAAATATATATAACTAGTCAAAAACATAATAAAAAAATATAGTTCAATAATATATTTGACAAATGGAAAAAGAAAACGTTCAAAAAGAATCAGAACAAGAGAATACAATTCCTAATAATTTTCGTAATGTCATAATGGATTTTACAAATGACTTATCTATAACATTTCCAGAGTTTTCATATTTATGGTCAAAATGGAGAAATGCCTCCGAATCCGAAATTAAGGAATTGTTTGATTATTGTATCAAAGTATATCCAGAACGTTTTTTTGATATTTTGTATCAAAATCAAGATATATACAAAACGGATTGTGAAACTAATACCTTTTTCTTACCAAATGTAGATTTTAAAATGCTTTTTGCTTGTGAAGGTATTAGTGAAAATACTCAAAAGAGTATTTGGAAATATTTACAATTGATTTTATTTACCATTGTTGGTGGTATTAAAGATAAATCGAGTTTTGGTGATAGTATGAATTTGTTCGATGGAATTGATGAAAGTGATTTACAAGATAAATTGAAAGAAACAATGACGGGTCTTACTGATTTTTTCAGTTCAATGGGAATGGATACTGAAAATGTCGGCGAAAAAACCGAAGAAAATGGCGAGGAAAACGAAAACGATATGAAATTTCAAGAAGGATTCAAAAATATGTTTGAAAACATGCCTGACGCAGAAGAATTCAAAAAATCATTTCCTTTTGATAAAATGGGTGGAATGCCAAACATGGAGAACATTCAAGAACATTTGAAAACCTTATTTGAAGGTAAAATTGGAACATTGGCAAAAGAAATGGCCGAAGAGATTTCTGGTGAATTTAGTGATTTATTAGGTGAAGATACTAATAATATTACTAGTACAAAAGATGTCATTCAAAAACTAATGAAAAATCCTAAGAAAATTATGGATCTTATGAAAACAGTAAGTAGTAAATTGGATAATAAGATGAAAAGTGGTGAAATATCCAGAGAAGAAATCATGAAAGAAGCGGGAGATTTAATAGGCAGAATGAAAGACATGGGAGGTCAAGACCAATTTACAGAGATGTTCAAGAATTTAGCCAAAAATATGGGAATGGGAAAAAACATGAAATTAGATACAAACGCATTAGATCGAATGACTAAGCAACAAGCTATGAAAGAACGTATGCGTAGTAAACTAGAAATGAAGAAGCAAAAACAAGCAACAGAATTAGAAAAAATGAAGGAACGTACTAGACAACAAATGGAAAATGCTCAGAAATTTTCATTAGAATCTAATTCTGAGAATAGTTTTGTTTTTAGATTAGATGGGGAAGAAGCACAACAAAAATCTTACAAATCAAGGGCTGATATGATGGCTGATATGTTAATTGCCGAGGAGGAAGCTGAAAAATCAAAAGCTGTTACCGAAAGCGCACAAACAAAAAAGAAAAAGAAGAAGACAAAGAAATAAGTACAAATGGAAAACGAAAACAAAAACAAAAACAAAAACAAAACAAAATATGCGATAATAATATAGATGAATTTATTTAAATATATTAATATACCTGTATTTTTGATTAGTTTAGCATTTGGATTATTTGCGGTCTATATTACAATGCCAGATACGCGTAAAATATATGTTTATCCAACACCAGAAAATGTGGCACTATTACAATACAAAGATAAGACTGATACTTGCTTTTCTTTCAAACAAACGGAAGTATCGTGTCCAAAAAATGAAAATGATATTTCAAAAGTACCTGCTCAATCATAATATCTTTCATAGCATAATATATAATAATATATTATACTGTTATAATGAATTTCAAAAGACTATTGAATACTCCATTAGGAATAACATTTATTTCGATTATTTTGGGTCTAGGATTAGCAACATTATTTAGAAAAGTATGCAACGATAAGAATTGTATCGTATTCAATGGACCTGTTATAAGTGATATCGAAGGAAAAATATACAAACATGGCGATAAATGCTATAAATATTCTGTAGTATCTGATAAATGTGATTCTACAAAACGAGTAATAGACATGTCTGACCCACAAAAAAATGAAAGTGAGAAATTGTTTTAGCAACTTTTTATAGATAAATACAAAAATGCGTCAAACTATACAATCTTTAGATATCTTTTATTGTATAGTTCTAAAATGGAAAACAGTATTACAAGAATTGCCGATTTACCAGATACAATGAGTGGTCAATCAAATGTTACGTATTCAGTGAATATTCCACAAAATACAAACAATAATCCGCAAATGAGTAATATTCGACAAACTGATGATAATGGATTACCTACAAATTATATTCCTATCAATGTTCATCCAAACCCATATGGAATTTCTGCCCAAAATCCAATTATGCCGAATCCACAACAAACTACTGGACAGCAACAAGGACAAGGGCAATATCAACAAATGAATTATATAGGACAACCATCACAATCTCAACAATTCATGTCACACGAACATCAATCTCAAATTCAACAAATACAACAACAAAGATTACCTTCACGCGATATTCCACGTGATACCACTGGATATATTCAAGATGAACAAATCCAACCAAATTATATACCGAAATCAACCGTACAGAATGATTATGTTAGAGAATACGAGGATACTACCGAGAAAAATATGCGAGAATATGAACAAAAAAAAAGAAAGGAAAATAGATTAGATATGATTTTTACGGAATTACAAACACCGATTTTGATTGCCATCTTGTTTTTTGTGTTTCAAATGCCTATTATAAATACTATGATTTTCAAGAAATTTTCATTTTTATCGATTTACACCATGGATGGAAATTTCAATATATATGGTTTGTTATTCAAAAGTTTACTTTTTGCTGGATTTTTTTATAGTATTACAAAAACAACAAAATTTATCAGTGAATTTTAACATATGAAATGTTGAAATATTATCTTCATTTATGGAACCTAATGAACCAATGTGTTGGCAATTCGGACACTCACAATACCCTTTGTTATTTCTATCTATTTCTTCACATTCATTATGTAAGGAGTGATTACAACGGACACATGTTATAAAATTAATAGTTTCTATATTTTTTTTACAAATTATACATACATTTTCAATTGCTGTTTTATTGTGATTTGATATAATATTACCCATTTGTCTGTTTTATTCTATTTGTTATTATAAATAGAATAAAATCAATTTTTCGAACATTATCGTTTGTATAAAATTATAATATCATATTCGATAATTTATTTTTTCGAGTTTTTCGATTATTGCCAATAAAAAGATTCAAAAATCCATCGTCGTCTTCATGTGTGTCAATACTTGGTTTATCTTCTACTACAATACTTGAATCTTTGGGAGGAGCTACCGATTTTTCTTTTTGTTTGTTTCTATCAGCAGGTACATATTTCAAAAACCACATTTCATATTCTTTTGTATTTCTTTTGTTTTTCAATTCTTTGAATTTTTCTGATTTTTCGGCTCGCATTTCTTCTAATGTAGGCTGTTTGCCATAACATTCAATACTGAAACGTTTCAATAATCCCTTTTGTTCCAATCGGTTTTTTTGCTCTATTTCGAATAAAAATTGTGCCATACATAATAATCTATCTTTTTGATAATACGGTTTGTCAGCATAAATAAAACTCAAATAAAAAGCTAAAATAGTATCGATTGTCGCTATGTTAATTTTCATATCATTCAAAACAATAGTATTATAACTATGACATGCGATAGGTTTATAAATAAAAGCCATAGTTTCATTTCCTACACGTAATTCGATATTTTCTGGAATAATTTCACCGATTGGTTTGTTATGAATGAATTTCACTTGTTTGAAACCTTCTCTTACAAGATGCTCTTTAATAATTATAGCACAGTTCTCTGGGTCTTCTGAAATAACATCGAAATCCGGTATTTTACGAACAATATGCTTTTGTTTTTCAGTCATATATTTAGAATATAAACTAGTAGCATAACCACCGAAAAAAATAACACTTTCATTTATGAATGCGTCACGAATGGTTATATATAAACGTTCAGAATCGTCTAAATCACTATCCATTTTTCGTTGAAAATCAATATTATTACAATCACCATTCGGTTTCATAGGATAATGTTCATTTAATAATGTCAACCGTTTCATGACTTTTTCCCATCTAGAAACATCGCCTTGTGGACGAGATAATTCTAAATACATCGCCATTCGTAGATAATTTGGAGGTGCGTAACGTATTCCGGATACAATAATCGATTCTTTACTAATGGATTTGTAAATGACTTTATCAAGTAATGTAATATCTGCTATTGGAATATAATTGACAAATACTTTGAAAGTACCCATATGAACGCCGGATTTCGCCTCTACATCGATATATCCTTCTTTGTAATAAATATCGGCTAATTCTTTCGCATCCTCTAAAGCATTTGGAGAGAAAAAATCATAATCTGGTATTTCTACATCTCTGTCGTAAAATTGTGCTTGTTTTGGTAATATATTATTGATAGCAGTACCACCATAACATACTAATTTTTTTCTTCTTATGAAACTTTCAACAATGGATAATATTTTTTTGATTTCATCATTTTTTGCGATTTTTTCACCTTGTATTTTCTCAGTTTCATCGACTGCTTGTCTCAAAATTGCTAATTCGCATTCTTGAAACGTCATTTTGTTATCGCATATTTCTGGTCGGAATTTCTTTGTTTTGATGTTTTTTTTATGATATTTATGCATATAAAATATCATAACATATTATTCATCGTTGTTTTGTATTTTTCTAAAATAATTTCATGAATATCTTATTTGTTCTTTTGATAGGAATCATGTTCGATATATTTTTTGTAATAGAAATGGCATCATTTATGCCATTTATCCAATACGATTTATCCCTTGACTCTTCATTGCTATAAACATTACATATTATGATATTAACAATGTTACGAACCGGTTTTTCATTCGTAGCTACAACAAAAACAATTATTCTATTATATTTTTTTTCTAAATACTGTTTCAATGTATTCGCATATTTCAATTTCCCAAAATATAAAGCAATTAATGGTTTTGTATCACTCATAATAGATTTGAACCTATCTATACGCCTTTGATATTTTACAAGAACTTCTTCGTGATAGTCTTGCCAATTATCAACAATAGTTCCATCATCATTTACTGGGTATTCGTGTGGATATTGTATACCATATTCATCCATTTGCCAATGATTATCTAACGTAAAATGTAATTTTTTATGAAATTTGCTGAAATCATCTTCTATACAATTGATTATTTGGATATTATTGGTAACTATCCAATCAAATGGTAATGAATATTTACGTAATTCTAAATCTTTAGCTACAAGTGCTGGTGCACAGTTTATGCCGAGTGTAATTATATTATATTCCATTATAATAAATAATATATACTAATATGATAACATTTTATTCACCATCATTTTTCTTTTGTCTTATATAATTTACAGCTAATGCCATGGGAATACATGCGCTTTTGTTATCATTGAAGAATTTCTCATATTCAGTTAATTGCGAGTCTTTGTTATAAAATTTGAAAGGTACTATTTGGCAACCATAATCATTTACAAATGGTTTATAATCAGGATTTTTTATATATTTTTTATTTGTATTCATATCTGGCATAATAACATACATATTTTTAACATTTGTTCGATTTTCTGTACTGAATGTATCCATGTTTTTCATATTTTTTGATAGTTCTCCTAAATATCCCAATCCACCGGCAACCAATCCAGTTCCAGCAACAGCAGCTGTTGTCAATAATTTTATTTTGTCATCCAATTGTTCTTTTTGTTTTTTTATTTCATCACCAATATTTCCGGAGCTTTTCAATAATTGCGCATTTTGTGATATTTGAGGATTATTTATAATATTATTTATAGAACCTGTTGTAATATTTTGATTACCAGCAGCAGCAGCAGCAGCAGCAGCAGCAGGAACAACTTGTTGTGCTTTTTTAGCAGCTTCTTGTGCTTTTTTAGCAGCAACTTCTTGTGCTTTTTTAGCTTCTTCTTGTGCTTTTTTAGCAGCAGCATCTTTTGCTCTTTTTTCAGCATCTTTTTGTGCTTTTTTAAATATATCTCCAAAAGGATTGCCCATTTTATATTTTTATATATTCCTTATATTATAAAAATATTATATTTACACAGAAAACTATACAATAGTCGGTGGTGAAGTATACTGTTTGAGAATTTCATTATATTGTAATGAAAACAAATTGATACTACCAGTTTCCATATTTACATATTTTGTTAAATCATAGCAATTTGTTTCACTTATATCACACAAACAATAATCTTTGTATTTGGGTTCAATCGTTTTGTCTACAATCAAAATGACTTTTCCCATCAAGTCAGCGAATTTACTATCTTTAGTTACTTGACCATTATATAATTTCGATTTCAAAGCATAATCCACGGATTTACCAACAGCTTTATAAAAAGCCCTCTTTAATACTTCGTTTTTCTTATAATTATCTAGATAAGCGTTGTCGTCGGAAAAACTAGAATATTCTGATTTGTCTACTTTTGTAGGTTTGATTCTTAATTGTATGAATAAGGGATCTCCATTATTTGGTGAATTCGACGAAAATCCATTTGCCAGTGCGGTTGCTAAAACTTTGTCTAACAGAATACTGTTTTCAGTTTCTAAATTTTTGAATTTTTTATCAATTACATAGGATACAACCGGTGTATATATATCATCAATATCATTACTTTTTTTACTATTAATATAAAAAACTTCAAAATCCAAAAAACGACAACCTCTAGATAATACATACTTCACCATATCCAAATTCACATATTTACCAGTAATAGCAGTATTATACGACCCCATTATACAATATTCTTTTAGTGGTAAATTAGTCAATTCGGGTTTGAGAGTAACAATATTAACCGGTTCCTTTGATTTCAACGATGCTAATTCGGATTCTGGTGTAGTTGTAATAGAACCCAAACCTAATAATCCTTCTTTTATAGATGCGTGATTTGTCAATTCTATATAGTGTTTGTTTTCACTATTTTTTTTTATCAAACGCCATATCAAATAGATTATCAATAATATTATTACGATTATCAATATTTTTTTATTAAATTCCATTTTGATATATAGATATATATTCTATGGATAAACAAAAATATAAAAATATATATAAAAATATATTATAAAGGATTTATTCATAAAAATGGCAGGAGGATTACTAAATATAATATCTGTAGGGAACAATAATGTTATTCTGACAGGAAATCCTAGTAAAACATTTTTCAAGGTAACATATTCAAAATATAGTAATTTTGGATTACAGAAATTTCGAATAGATTATGATGGTTTAAGAGATTTACGTTCAACTGAACCATCTATCTTTACGTTCAAAATACCTCGATATGCTGAGTTATTGATGGATACATATATTGTAGTAACAATACCCGATATTTGGAGTCCGATATATCATCCTATTGATAGTAAAATAAATGGTACGGATAATCGATGGGCTCCTTATGATTTCAAATGGATTAATAATTTAGGTACACATATGATTAAAGAGATTGAGATTACGTGTGGGTCATTGGTAATTCAAAAATACACGGGGGAATATCTGGCCGCTATGGTTGATCGTGATTTTTCGGCTGAAAAAAAAGATTTATTTAATTCTATGAGTGGAAATACACCTGAATTATATGATCCAGCGAATGTATTAGGTCGTACCAATGCGTATCCATCTGCTTATTATACACGAAATTCGACTGGTTCGGAACCATCTATTCGTGGAAGAAATTTATACATTCCAATAAATACATGGTTTACATTGAATAATGGTTGTGCTTTTCCGTTGATATCTTTACAATATAATGAATTGATGATACGAGTGACAATGCGTCCTATACAAGAATTATTTCAAGTTCGTGATGTATTTGATAATCAATATAACAGACCCTATGTACAACCAGATTTCAATGAAGACCGGTTTCAAATGTATCGATTTTTACAAAGCCCGCCTGCTGTAAACATATCATCGGATAAATACCAAAACAAAATTTCAACGTGGAATTCAGACGTACATATTATATCTACCTATTGTTTTTTATCGAAAGACGAGGCAAAATTATTCGCAAGCGAAGACCAAGTATATTTAGTGAAAGATGTATTTGAATACAAATTTGAAAATGTTACTGGAACCAAAAAATTAAAATTGAATTCAAATGGAATGATATCAAACTGGATGTGGTTTTTACAACGTAATGATGTGAATTTGCGTAATGAATGGAGTAATTATACTAATTGGCCGTATAGAACGATACCTGTAGATATGGAATATGCTGCTATCAATGAACCCAATACATATGATAATACTATTCTTTATGACCCTGGAATCGATCCCAAAGATGGTCGTAATAATGGTATTACTATTACGGGGGATTTTCATACTGAAAATAGAAAAGAAATTTTAGAAACAATGGGGATTTTGTTGAACGGAGAATACAGAGAAAATATATTATCTCGAGGTATTTATGATTATATTGAGAAATATACACGTACAAACGGTTTTGCGGAAGAAGGATTATATTGTTATAATTTTGGGTTGAGTACAAATCCACATGAATATCAGCCATCCGGTGCGATTAATTTAAGTAAATTCAAAAATATTGAATTAGAATTGACAACCTATGTTCCACCCATTGATACGGTTGGTTCTAGTTTTGACGTAATTTGTGATTTGACTGGAAATCCAATCGGTGTAAGAAAGTCCAATTGGAGATTGTATCAATATAATTTCAATTTGACGCTATATGAAGAACGTTATAATGTATTATCATTTATCGGTGGAAATTGCGGAATGATGTATGCTAGATAATTATTATAGTTATTAGTAAAAAAACAGTTTTTTATAACTAGATATATTATAATTGTAAGTATTTTAATATATCAAATGGGATTATACGAAAAGACAAATACAAAAAAAATAGATATATTTAGTGAGCTGTTTATGCCAGCTAAATCATCAGAAAAAAAACAAATAAATAATTTCCAAACGGAAAGTATGGCGTATAAATTGAAAACGATAAAAAAAAAGAAAAATAGACAATTGAATAATTTCAAAAATATTGAAGAATTACAGAATATTCATGAAAGCAAAAAGGAGGAATCACCTGTTGTCGAAGGTTATCAAGAATATGCTTATCAAAAATACAAACAAAATGATATTTACAAAAAAAATTGCGACCCAAATTTGTATGATGGTTGTGATTCGGTGAGTGAAAATAAAAATCGTGATGATGACCCGAGATTGAAAATAATTGGTATTATAAATAAAGCATTTCAATTTGTTGACGAAAAGACGTATTTATTAGCCGATACTGTTCGCAAAACATTATCATTTGACCAATTTTCAAAGAAAAAAATTCCGCCAAAATGGTTACGTGATTTTGAGACTAAAAGAAAAGATCTAAGTTATCAAGCTGGTAAAATAGGAAAGGGAATATCCGAAAATGAACGAAAAAAAATGAAAGAAGCTGACTTACAACTGAAAGCGTATTCAATGGGAATAGATCCTAAAGAAGCTACACCAGAGAAATTGAATGAATTGAGATTTACAATACAAAGTGAGGGTTCGGATACTATGATTTTGAAAAAATATATTAGTTGGTTTTTATCCATTGTTTTCAGCTGTTTTGCTGTTTACAATTGGTTTTTTGTAATGTATTACAGAAACAAAGAAGATAATTCCAGAGTTAAATTATTCGATATAACAAGACGAGGATTGTATCAAGCTAAAAAAGATAATTATTTGTTGAAATTGATTTATATGTTTTTCCAATTCGCCATGTTTATACCTGAAAAATTTGAGCTTTATTTTGTGAAAAATATTCCGGATATGTTTTCTAAAATAATGAATCCTAGTTTTTGCTTTATGACATTGTTTTTCGGTTTGATTTACTTCGTAAATAATTGTATGAGTATGGCTAGAATGTTTATTATAGATTCTATAATGTTGGACTTGCAGAATTTTATCGTAGCCGCATTGAATACGATAGTTGTATTTCTTTTTGGAATACATATGGTGACTTTTGAATTTTATTTCGATGTTCCATATATGGTTCAAGAAGCACAAAAAATGGCTATTATGAGTACAGTCGGATTACTATTTATGATATTTTTCAGAATAATTCATTTTGTAATTATTTTGTTCATATCTGTTCCAGTGGGTGGTATTTTGTTGATGTTGTATGTGTTATTTACCTCTTTGTTTGGAATATTCGCATATTCAGGTTTCAATCCAAAAGAAATTATCAACAAAATAATCGAAATAAATAAATTTACCAGTTTCAAATCTGAAAAGGATAAAACTGAATGTGGAGAACCATCCATTTTTGATAGATTTATACGCATTATCAATTATGTTTCTGATTTCTTTTATAAATATTGTTTTTGGATTGCCTTTTTGTATATGTTGATATTTGCTTCAATTGATTATATGAATAATATAAAAGCACCTTTGTTGAAAACATCATTGTTATGTATCAATTCCATGTTGATTTTGTTATTTGCTGTTTTATGTTATACTAGTTTCAAAAACAAGACCAAAAATGAAGAACCTCCTCCGACAGAAGCAAAAGAAGTAGTAGACAAAGAAATTTATAAAAGTAAAATTAGTAAAATTATACAGGAAGCTAAGAAAACGGTGGATGAATACAAAAATATAACAACTCATAATGTACCACCTAGCGCACCATTTCTTGATGAATATGAAAATATAAAAAGTGAGATTGTAGAACCGACCGCATCACCGAGCGCACCACCAATTACAGATGATTTGGACGATAAATCAACGACTGTCGAAAAACAAGTAGACGAGGAATCAACCACTGTCGAAAAAACAACGGATGTCGAAGGAAAAAACTGAAATTATATAAATCTATGAAAATATATATAAAAACATAGATTCATAAAATATAAATATGGGAAAAAAGAAACCAGCAAATAAAAATTTCATACCAATGGTATCGGTATGTACTCCAACATTCAATCGTCGCCCATTTATTCAAACCATGTTCGAATGTTTTCGTAACCAAACATATCCAAAAAACAGGATCGAATGGATTATTGTCGATGATGGAACCGATAAAATTCGAGATTTAATAGAAAAAGCAGATATACCACAAATCCGTTATTTTGAAGTGAACGAAAGAATGAATTTGGGTGCTAAACGTAATTATATGCATAGTTTTGTAAGAGGTAATTTTGTAGTTTATATGGATGACGATGATTATTATCCACCAGACCGTATTTCGCATGCGGTAGAAACATTACAAGCAAATCCAAATGCTTTATGTGCTGGTTCAAGTGAAATATATATTTATTTCAAACATGTACAAAAGATGATTCAATGTGGTCCATATGGTCCAAATCATGCTACCGCGGGCACATTCGCATTTCGTGCCGAATTATTGAATATTACTAGATATGAAGACCACGCAGCATTAGCGGAAGAGCGAGCATTTTTGAAAGATTATACAATTCCTTTTGTTCAATTAGACCCAATGAAATCTATTTTGGTATTTTCACACGAACATAATACATTTGATAAACGTAAAATGTTCAATAATTCTCATCCAGACTTTTTCAAGGAATCGACGAAAACCGTCGATGATTTTATTAAATTTACAAGTGAATCTAATATAAAGAAATTTTTTATGAAAGATATTGATAAATTACTGGAAAAATATGAACCAGGTCATCCTAATATGAAACCTGAGGTATTAAAACAAATCAAAGAGATTGAAGCAAAGAGAGACCAAATTATCAAAGAAGAAATGGAAAAACAAAGACAACAAGGACAACAAACCGGACCTATAGTATTACAACGGCCAGGAGAAGCACCAGTTGAATTAACTCAACAAGATGTTGTCAATATAATGACACAACAACAACAACATATTCAACAGTGTACTCAACGTATATCAGAATCAGACAATATAATAGCTAATTTACAAAACCAATTGACTGATAAATTAAAGACTATTCAAACTCTACAATCATCTAAACCACAATCAAATAGTGATAACATGAGTACAACTAATAATAACAGCGAGATTATTTTGAAAATCATGACAGAAAGAAATAGAGAATTAGAAACAATGCTTTCAAAACTAAGAAATGATTTGACTGAAAAAGACAAAGCATTAGAAAATATGAAATCAAGTCATAATGAGAATGTTCAAAACAACAATAATGATAAAATTGTCAAAGTTGTTATTGAGAGAAATGCCGAATTAGAGAAATCTGTTTCTAATATGCGAAAATTATTGGATGACAAAAACAAAGAAATTGATGAATTGAATGTCAAGATTTTGAATCTGAAAATAGACAAAATGGATACTGATAAGAATGAGCAATCAGAACCATCTTATACTAGGATTCCGATAGAAGTAGTTGATTCAGGCGAAAAATCAAAACCAAAAACGAAAAGCGAACCTGAATTTATTATCGATATTTCCATGTAATTTTTCATATATTTTTTTCATATATTTTTTCATATAATAATTGTCTTATGTTTTTACATAATACAATCAAGCATATATTATTCGTCATCCCCAATATCATCATCACCATAAACAATAATTTCTTTTTTGATATTTTTGTCTAGATATCTATAAATTCTTTTTATGTCTAATTTCGATATATTATAATCTTCAAATATTTTTTCGACCTCGTTGAGTTGTTCTATATTATTACAGAAATCTCCTCCTTTGAAAAATTTCAATTCTTGAAACATGTTTACCAAATCTTTTTTATCCATATCCAATTCTTGACATAAATTATAAATAAACAACATATTGTTGTACTCAGTTGAGTATTTTGTCAAAACCTTTGTAAACCTTATTTCCGATTTTTCGAACATTCCTTTGTTTTCTGGAAAATGGTCATGATATAATTTGTTGTTATAAAACGTTTTCATCAATGAACTCATCTCATTGAATTGCCATATCTGACTTTGGAATGTGATTCTATCGATATAGTCCGCAAAACATATATTTTTGAGGATTTTCAAATAAAACGGAAAACTAGTCTCGATGGATTTGTTTGATATAACATCCACAATATTTTCATGCCATAATAATGCGACTATTGTTCTGTCGGTTTCATTCATAAATCGATTATGTTGTTCCATTTTTACTGGATAATTTATGAGAGTTTGTGTTATTTTTTTTGAATCTTCATTGTATGATTTGATATTGAATATGTTTTTCAAGTTTTCATCTGTTATCAATTCGGGTTTCTTTTGAAATATATCGTTTATGAATATGAATTTACGTAAATCTCCCTGTATATATTTCAACAAAATATCTTTGTAATCGATTTTTTTTTTGATAATAGGAATGGTTTGTATCAATAATTTGTTCATTTGTTGATAAGTAGGTGTTTTCAATTCAAATGTATTACAAACTTTCATAAGCTCTTTTATTTTCTTATCGATATAGTAATTTCCTATACATATAATCGGATTCATTGTCATATTCTCTAATCGTTGTTTTTTTGTCTTTTTTTGGCGAATAATTTTGATTAGTGCTGTGATACCCCCTTTATCTCCATTGTTCATTCCATCTATCTCGTCCATTACAATGGCTATTTTTTTGACTTGTCTTTTCATCATATCGAGAACATTACGATTTGATACATTGTTCGTTGTTATTGTATCAATCAAAGATTTGTTACGAACATCACCCGCATCATATTTTATGATATCATAATTCATTTCTTTCAACAAGTTCATTACAAATTGTGTTTTGCCAGTGCCAGGAGAACCGTAAATATAGATACCTTTTTTGAAATTCAGATTTTTACAATTGTCATCGAATGATAATAATATGTTTTTTATATCATTCGCTATTTGCTCTCTTTCAAATATATTATTGAAATTTATATTTGACATTTTATATTAGTATGTCATTATTTATTTATATCGGATTTTTTACGAATATTTGTTTTGTATAAAAATTGTTTGTTATACAAAAATATCTTGTTATTTATTTACGGAATGAACTGAAATCCGCTGTAATAGGCATATAATTAGTACCTTCTTTGTATGGTAATGTACCATAATATGAATATTGATCAGTATATTGATTCTGTGTACCTAGAATCATTGGTACTGTTCCATTGTTTCTGTAACGACTATCCCCATAATATTGTGAATTTGCTCCTCCATCATCTTTTAATACATCTTTTACACCTCTACCTGCTTCATGGAGTAGTTTATTTGCTTCTGATGCCGTAGTTTTTAATAAATCAGTTGCGCCTGACGCAGTATCTCTCAATAATCCAGTTGCTCCAGCACCTGTATCTCTCAATAAACTAGCAGCTCCTGTTCCAGCACCAGAAATTATATTTCCGGCTTTGTCTATTAAATTTCCGGCTTTATCTACTACATTACCTGCTACATCAGTTGCGCCTGTTCCGACATTTGATATAGCTCCTGCGAAATCATTGTTTCCATTAGTTGTTTTTTTGTTATCTACAACGGATTTACCATCTGAAGTTAATGTTCCACTTCCACCACTTCCGCCACAATTTGTACATGTTTGTGATGATGATGAATCCGCCGAACATGAAGCACAAGCAGGACAAGATGGGCATACAGGAGGGACAATTTGTGATTTCAAAATATATCTATCATCAAATTCCGTTTCACTATTGTTACAATTATATTTAGCTTTCATATTGTAATAATTCGAAATTGGGCAATTTGAACCATTTCCTGTCAATGAATCTATCAAAGCATCAAGAATTTTATCTTCAATTAAGTTTGTCAACAAAGAATTTGACGATGTAGTAGTGGATTGAGTTAGTGGAACATTTGATGTTGTAGAAGATGGTGTTGTACTTGGTGTCGTATCTACAGGTTGGTCTCCAACCTCAATATTTTTGTCATTGAATCTCACTACATTTCTCAAAATAACATTTGTATTTGTATTATCTTTGTAAGCTGCTAATGCTACGACAGTTTTTACACCAACACATGAATAAAATACTAAATTTTGACCACAGGCATCGAGAACATTCCATGAATTAAATCCTACGTTTGGAATTGTAGAGGTTTTTGTAGTATTGTTATTGGCAGTAGGAACAGTGTCAATTATAGTTTTGCTTTTGTATCTGTCGTAAACATTCAGTTTCTTAGATGTACCATCGCCTGTTTGTAGAATCAAATTTGAATTGAATGTGTCATATTTGACATATTTACTCAATTGAAATACGTTGCGACTAGTATCATACATAGTATCAACCAGTGATTTGCCATTATTACTATCATCATCTTGGTAATAATTATTGATAAAACTGATATCCACGATGTTTATATTATTGATAGTATTACCTGGTCCAAACAAAGTGGTAACTCCATTTACTTTATTAGCAGCTTTTTGTAATGTTGTGATATAGGTACTATCACTCCATGGAATATAAAATGTATTTGATTTGTCTGTATTCAAACATTGACTAGGATAAGCCCAACTTGTAAATGATTTGTCTAAAGTTGATTTCAAACCTACGTCAAGATTTTGTGAAATAACTTTACCATTCGAAAGGTCGGTTCTATATAAAAATGTATATTTAGCGTCACGAGGTGTTACTAAAATATTGTTTATAGTTGAGCCACTAGTATCTGTATTGTTTTCTCTTCTAGCACCACCAGTCAAACCAGATGCGTCTAATTCAATCAAATTCCCATTTGTTGTATCGAAGAATATATTATCGTATATTTTCGTTACATTTTTCGTCTTTGAATATTGTGGAATCCATACTTCATTGATTGGATTTTTATCATTATTGAAATTAATAAAACCTTCTCGTGAATATTTATTACCAATTATTACTGATATTACTAAAACAATTAATAATAATAAAAATAATAAAAATGGTGTTAATTTAATTGTTGCCATTTATTTATACAGTATATGTCGAAAAATATATTGAATAAAATAAAAAAATTGATTATATTACTATTGTATTATTGTTGATACAACGGAATCAAATGGCTACTATTGTTGTCGAAACCAGCGTGAAACAAAAACGAACAAAAAAACCACAGCAATTATTAGACCGTTTCTATAATAATGAAAATGTATACGAAATAGCAATCGATGAAGTTGGTCGTGGGTGTTTATTTGGTCGTGTTTATGTTGCTTGTGTAATTTTACCTAAAGACCCGGAATTGTTTTGTGGTCAAGATATAAAAGATAGTAAAAAATTCTCTTCTAAAAAGAAACTATTTGAAGTTGCTGAATATATAAAATCCCATGCTTATGCTTGGCATGTAACATGGATTGATGAAAAAACTATTGATGAAATAAATATTTTACAATCAACTATGCGTGGAATGCATGAATGTATTCGTGAAATTATGGCAAAAACAAAACAAATAAATAATAACGCTAAAATTACGGATTTTATGGCTGTAATTGATGGTAATTATTTCAATCCGTATCGATTTTTCGACGATGAAACACAAAGCATATATGAACTACCGTTTATTACGGTAGAACAAGGTGATGCTAAATATATGTCTATTGCCGCAGCAAGTATCTTGGCAAAAACCGCTCGTGATGAATATATTTATCAATTATGTTCTCAATATCCTATTTTGAATGAGCGATATAATTTGGAATCGAATGTTGGTTATGGCACAAAAGCCCATTTGGATGGCATAGCTGAATTCGGTATTACACAATGGCATCGTCGCACGTTTGGAAATGCTTGTAAAAATGCGGTTTTGAATCCAATATAAGATAATATACAAAGATTCAACCACTGATAATTTTGTAAAAAATAGTAAAAAAATAGCTAGATAATATGATTTGAAAATATGGATACAATTTTTTTCTGAAATCTAGTTTATATGTAATATCATAAATGTAACACGAATATAATATAAATGTGGGATTCATAATAAAATATGATATTCTAGTTGTTCTATTATTTACTATAATTATCGAATATATACGTAATACATGATTGATATTATAAAAAATATTATATACACGATTGTTTATAAAAAAATCACTAATGTCTTTTACATTTTCAGGTTCATTACCTAATATATAATTTGGGTTTTCATGTTTTTTTATATAATATGAAATGATACATTCATCTTTACATATTATCCAAGAAAATGGAATAAATACAAAACTAATAACGTAACATTTATCTAATAAAATATGTTTTGTAAAAATGAATCCATAAATATTTTCTATTATCATTCCAAATAAATGGAATAATCCAGCATAATTCGATATATTCAAATACATATTTTGAATATATTTATAGCTAATTTTTTATATTCATTTTGGTTCGAATCCAGCTAATTGATAAACAATTCATCTATTTTGTGTTTTGGTATCATAACATATTTGGTTTCGCGGTCCATAATACTATATCCTATCAAAAAACGTTTTGTATCTTCCATATATTCAAATCCTAAAGTATATTCTACCTTTTCTTTTTCGAATGTGAATATTCTAGAATATTTTTTTAATTCGCACGTATCTACATCTAAAACTACAAATATATGATAATAATATCGTCTATCTTCGTAACTTACTATATGACACATGAACCATATTTCGTTTCCAATATTGATTCCATTTGTTGAACCTCGTACCCATTTAAAAAATTGCGGTGTTCTCAATTTATGTGTAATATTTAGTTCCATCAAAGTATTGTTCTTATCGTCAAGTAAATTCATATTATCTTGTTTTATATTTCCAATTGTCAATGGATACCATTCATATACCATGTTGATTTGATTTTCTTGATTTGAAAACAACGTCCAATTTTTCTCGATAGTTCTCTGGTCTATCTTTTTTATCAAATTTGATTCAGTCGATTGAGAACCTAGATTGATTTTTCCATGTTCAATTACCATATTATGATATTCTAAACCACGATTCGCGTTGAAAACAAGTTCTCCATTATTCATAAATAGTCGTATATCTTCTAAACCTACATATAATCCATCATAGGATTCATTGTATTTCAATTCAAATTCGGATTTTTTTATCCATTTATCTTTGGTTATATCGAGAACCGCAATAATATTGATAGTTTTGATGTTCTCTTTGTTTATATATTCACCGGCATCACCGATTTTATAATTTACATATCTAACATTGACTATCAATTCTGTTGGTTTTTGTGGGTTTTGGCTGTTTTGTTGGTTGAAACAAATTGATGGAGTACTACTAAAAAACTCGTTTTTATCGATATTTAATGATTCACCAATGTTCTCTAATAATCGGATATTTTCTCCTTTTACAATGGCAAATTTTGAAATATCTTCTGTATAAAATTTGTAATTACTGAGAACATTTTTCAAAGTGGATTCGTCTACGTTGGGATTTTCGAGAACTTTCATACAAGATTTATAAATATTATTAGCATGACGATTACAATAATATCCTAATATTGAAAATTCATAATCTAATTTGTAATCATAAATATCTTTTTGTAAAAACAAATGGTCGGATGATGTATGGTTTTTTCTGATATGGTCCGCCATTTCATAAAAATCATACGCTAGTCTATTTTTTCCTAATAATCTGTAATAATTTACAATTTCATACAAGTTCTCGATTCTTTCTGGAAAATATTCATATGCTTCCATCCAATAAAATATGGCATTCGCCATATCACCCATGTCTTTATAACATTTACCAATTGAATAATATGAGAACCATACTTCCTCTTGCCATCCACCAATTTCTATTCGTTTTTTATAATTTTCAATTGCTTTTTCTTTGTTACCATAATCACGGTAACTATTCGCTAGATAAAATGTATATCTATCATTTCCAGGCAATTCTTCCAAACCTTTTTCCAGTAGCCTTATATCACGTTCGAATTTCTCCGCTTTCGCACCACCATCACCTACGTCATTTATAAATAACAAATTTCGGTCTGTATCATGATATCTAGCGTAGGGTGGTGTTTGAACGTATTCGTGGGTTACACCCCAATATGAAAAATCTGGATGGTTTTTCAATATTCTTACGTTTTTATAAAAGAAGGATGGAGAACCTTGGAATATATGATAAGCCTCTAATTCCAATGAATTTTTGAATGTTTCTATATCTAGACTTTTTCCAAACTCCAATATCATATCCGCATCTAATAATAACAAATAATCAGCATTTGATAATCCAAGACATTGTTTCATAGCATATGTTCTGTTATAACCAAAATCTTTGAATGGTTCAAAAACTACTTTGCCCGGTATTTTTTTTTCCTTGAAAAAGTCCGTTATTATATTTACAGTATCATCGGTACTACCAGTATCACAAATACAATAACTATCTATGATTTTGTATACGGATTCCATAAGACGACGGATAACTCTACTTTCGTTTTTTACAATCATGTTTAGACAAATTTTAGGCATAATCGAGAACCTTGATTATTAATAATCGATACCAATATTTATATATATTTTTTTAGAAGTATTTTTTCGATATATATATTAACCAATACACAAAATAGACCATGGCTTTTACTAGATTTCATGATGACCCTTATCGTATTAAAAAACAAGCAGAAGAAAGTAGTTTTCTAGGTAGATATATGTTGAATACACCAGGACAAGGTGTTGATTTACCTTTTATGGAAGAGCCACAATTACGCTTACAAAAATGGGGAGCAAATTTAACACAAAACTCTATCAATTTGGAAAGCGATTTATTTGGACTGACAAGACCAATCAACCGTGATTATGTAGACAAAAATGATTACAAAAAACATGCCGTATTTGCTTCACCTTTAACATACAAAAATAAACAACCTTTTGTAGAGGAAAGCCGAGCCAGTCATCCAGCATGGATGTACAAAGATTTAGAACAAACTCGATGGGAAAATCCGTTATTAAATCCGTTGAATGGATTGGAAAAACCATTTCATGAAAATATTCAATCACGTATTTTAGAGAAAGATAATTTCAAACCAACTATTCCAATTATCGAGGGTTCTCAAAATATGGATTTTTATTTGACAGGAAAATCAGTTTGTATTGGTGGTAGGGAAATTGGATGTCCTGGTAGTTTATATACTAAATAATCATTATAGATATATATTTTAAAAACAAAACTATTCAATAAAAGATGTATAAATATTATATAAGTCTAATATAATATTAATAATGGAATTAGCTATCCCAGCATTTGCCCTAGGTGCTATGTATATTATAAACAATCAATCTAAAAATAAAGAATCGAAAGAATCTTTTAGTAATCATAGTCAATTACCCAATGTAGATGTTCCTAACAGAAATTATCCAAGTGAATATCCAATTACTTCAAGTGAAATAGACCAAACTTCTGAACTCTCAACTAATAATCGTTTTGATAACGGCGGTAGCGTTTATACCGATAAATATTTCAATCCAAACATGACTACTACCAAGACGGATTATGAAGTACCATATTTTTCATTGACGGGTGACCGCGTTGGTAGTGATTACTTTCAACATAGTAACATGGTACCATTCTTTGGAAGTAATATACGTTCGCAAAATTTGGCCTCACGCACAAATGAAAGTATTTTAGATAATTATTCCGGTGCTGGTTCTCAAACTATGATAAAAAAAGAGGTCGCTCCTCTGTTTGCCCCTGCAACTAATCTACAATGGGCACTTGGCAGTCCTAATCAAAGTGACTTTATCCAATCACGTATTAATCCTAGTATGAGAATGGCTAATGTAAAACCTTTCGCAGAAGAATCAGTTGCTCCTGGATTGGGTTTAGGTTATACTACACAAGGTTCTGGTGGATTCAATTCTGGTATGATGATGCGTGAAGCATGGACGGAGAAGAATGTCGATCAATTACGTGTTGATAATAAACCAAAACCAGGTGGATTTTCTTTGTTTGGATACGAAGGTCCAGCAAATAGTCATATTAAAACCAATGCCACTCGAGAACAAATGGGCGTAATGGAAAGACATTTACCAGAAAAAACCACTGAAATGGGAAAAGAACAATATTTGAATTTGAATGGTGATATGAATGGTAGTTTATTACAAAGTGGTGTTAGAAGAGGCGAAACACTTCGTTCTGTCCCTATCGAAAAATACGTATCTCGTCCAGAAACATCGGTCAGTTATTCTGGTGTTGCCGGTTACCAAAATTCGTCAAATTATATTCCAGGCGAATATATGCCATCTCATAATCAACAATTAGGTGAAGTACCATTCGGTGTAGCAAGCGCACAAGGTCGTAGTAATGCTACCGAATCAGATTATGGTATGAAATCGAAAATGGCGTATCCTAATAATCGTTCTGTCAATAAACAAGACGCATACTTTGGAATGGTAAGTGGTGGTTTAGGAGCCGCTGTTGCGCCTCTTTTAGATATTTTGAGACCATCACGTAAGGAAAACGTAGTTGGTAATTTACGTCCTTATCAGAACCCAGGCACAACAGTACCACAATCTTATATTTTCAATCCAGCTGACCGTCCAGGAACTACTATTCGCGAAACCACTGAAAATTCGAAATTTCATTTGAACGTCAATTCAAATCAGTTAGGAGGGGCATATCAAACAACCGAACATCAGCCATCACATACTTATCGTCAAGAAACCGGCGATTTCTATTATTCTGGTGTTGCTAGTGCTGGAGCGGGAACTCGCCAATTGTCATCATATGAGGCTGAATATAATCAACGTAATAATGATATCAAATCTAGTACTATCAAAGGTTATATGGTAAATGGTAATATGTCGCTTATGAATGGTGATATCAATATGCGTCAAACTTCTCGTGATGAATATTTGAAAAATAATCGTCCAGTCAGTGGTACTATGCCATATTTATCACCTGACGCTTCTACGATGGGTTCTACTTCAAGTAGTGTAAATAGTCTTTATTCAAGTATTCAATTAGATAGAAATACACCTGATATTGTTGATATGTTGAAAAGTAACCCTTATGT